GACCACGAGTCAGATGTGTTTGTTGTCGCCACTTGCAATGACCTGAGTAATCTTCCGACTGAATATACTAGGGCCGGTCGCTGGGATGGCATTTTCTTTATTGACTTGCCTCAAGCTCCAGAAAGAAAAGCCATCTTGGATATGTATGTCAAGAAATTCCTCAAGAGAGAACTTGATCCAAAAGAGAAAATTCCAAACATTGAGGGATTTACCGGTGCTGAAATTCGTCAGTTGGTGATTGAGGCCGCTTATTGCGGTGGGAATTTAGAGGAAGCAGCCAAGTTTGTTATTCCTCTGAGCAAGTCTGCTCCTGACCGCATTGATAAATTAAGGGCAGATGCAAAGGGCTATGTGCCTGCATCTTCTATTGTAAGTCGTCCTCTTGAACTGAGTGAATTGAAAGATTACTGTCGGGTGGTTCAACTGTAAATTCTTACAAAAGGAGGGTAAATGGGAAAAACATCACCACAAAAACCAGTGATTCGTTCATTGGAGAGAAATGAAATGACCAATCAACTGGAAGTAAGAGAAGTAGAACTGGCGGTCCCAAAATGGGGTTGGGAGTATCTACAAGAAAGGGCTGCTGCTTTGCATGATGGAGATTTAAACTCAGCAATAAATGAGGTTTTCTCCGCAGGCTTGCAAGCCTATGTTGATTTATCTACCATCAATATGGAACCAGCAAACAAACTACCTTGTTAAAGGAGGAAGAAAATGTCCCGATACAGTGAGACCGAAGTTGAATTTAATGACCGTGAATGTTTGATGGAATCACTTGAGGAGATGGGATTAACCTTCAAAGAGTACGCAGAATTGACCGAGTTGGAAGACTATCAAGGGCGTAAACGTCCTAACACCAAAGCCCATCTGATTGTGTCTCGGAACAACTGGAATGAGCCTGTCAATGATGTTGGCTTTGCCTGGAAAGAAGATGGCAAAGTTACAGCCTACATTGATGAATTTTTCAAGGGCCGAGATGCTAAAGGTAGATTCCTTCATCCCCTTTCTCAGAGATATGCGGAAAAGAAAGTCCGTAAAACTTCTGAGAGGATGCGCCTTCGAGTCTCTGGGGAAGAAACCCTTGAAGATGGAACTCGGCGCTTGCGCTTGAGAAGGTAGTATGTTCGGGGTAAATATAAAGCGTCAATGTGGTCATGAGGAACACGTCCAAATTTCAGTTGACCCAACCAAGCCATTGAAAGTGGCGATAGAGCAACAGGTCAAAGAACTGGAATTGGATGTTTGTTCTGACTGTGCGGCTCATTTGGAGCCTTCGGCTCATATTATCAAAAGACCAGAAATAAAAAGGGGAAAAATGTTTCTTTGGATAATAATTTTATCCTTTTTAATCCCAATTATTCTTTCGATAATGGAAGGATTAAAAGGAAAATAACAGGAGGGAAAATGACAGAAGAAATCTTGGTGGAAATTTCCCCCGAAGGGAAAGTCACAATGGATGCCAAGGGTTTTCATGGTAAACAATGTGAGGTGGTCATGAGTGAAATTGAACAAGCCCTTGGCGAGGTCTCAACTGTCAGGCTAAAACCTGAATATCATGAGAAGGTGGCCCATGGCGAACGGATTACGGGACGCTAACGAAGTCACCATTGACATTCACCCCGATGGAAAAGTTAGTACGCCTTGGCTGACCATCGAAGGAGAAAGAATTCTCAAATCTGTTGGGAAAGAACCAAAAGAATTTGAGAAAATCTCTAATTATTGTGGGTAATCCCTGAACGCAGAGAGGGCAATCGTCTAGGCGGTTGCCCTTTTTGTATTGAAGGATTACTTATAAAGGAGGAAACCATGATTGATAATTACCCAACTATATATGAAGGTTCTTACCGTAAATGGTGGTCTTTTTTAATAAGATTTCTTCCTTCAGTAATTAAAAAGAATTCGGACGGAACTTTTACTCGCTACAAAATTTTTGGGAGAAGATATTGGGTCTATGATGACCCTTATCCAAACACAAAAAGAAGAAAATAAAGGAGGATAAAATGTCAAGAGGTTATAATTTGCCTGACAATGTTTCTCCAAATGACCCCGAGGCCCCTTGGAACAAAGAAGAAAGGGAGGAGGAACTTACTCAAGACCTGTCTCAAAAGAAAATCATTAAGAAAGGACTGGAAAAAGGAACTTACTATAAGGTTTACACTGGCGGAGAGTTCTTTGCTTGGATGACCAGAAAACAATTCAGGGAATTTTTAGCCAACCTATAAGGAGGAAATCAAGATGGCGGATGACTTCCAAAAGAAATTTAATGACATGAAAGGGGAATTACTTCGGGACCTGGATGCATTCTATGATGATTGGTATAACAGAGTTAAGCAAGAACTCCTTCCTCAGGAAGGTGAGGACCTTGATTCTGCTGACTTTGTTCAAAGGCTCATGAAAGATTATGCACTAGGGAATATTGAAGAAATTCCTGGACTCCCTGTTATCCGCTTCTGTCCAAGATGCAAAGCAAGGCCAGTTGACCTTGAATGGATGGACTACGAGGAGGAACATTTCATTGAAAATGGTCAAGAATTTCTGAAACAAGGTGGTTCCTGCAAGTGTAAGGACCATGATGATTGGATTGTAACCTACAAACTTCTTCCAATTAAGATGGAGGAGAGATAAAGGAGAAAAAATTAATGAGTGAGGAATTCCCTACTATGGTAAAAAATAAAAAAGATGTCCTTTGCATGATGGAATTTATTATAACTGTCCTCTACTTTAGAGGATTTATTAATCTTAAAACTTATGATGGTGAACGGAAAAAAGTTTTTCGTAAATGGAATTTGAAATCAACCCAAAAGGAGGGAACTCATGGCAATCAAACAGTTTAACCGTGCGTCTTGCAGAGAAGTGGCGGAGAAGGTTTTGGCAGTATTGACGCCGGTGGCGGCTTCCTTTGGTCTCCATGTCAAGAAAAGCCCTGGCTCCTATACTGACAATACCTATACCATGAAGATTGAATTTAGCACCATTGATGAGGAAGGTATACCTAAAACTGGAATCAGGCGGGACTATATGTTCCATTGTGATTACTTTGGCCTAAAGCCAGAATGGCTTGACAAAGTTTTTATTCTGGACTCTACTGGAGAATCCTATAAGATTATCGGTTTAAAACCGAAAAGCCATAAATATCCAATTCTGGCAGAAGATGTCATAACCAAAAAAGTTTTCAAATTTCCGGCCGCTACAATAAAAAGGTTGCTCAAATGAAAGAAAAGGCCCAACAAATCATCAGTTTGGTAGAGGATGCTTGCTCTGAGATAGGCTATATCAATTGGGAGGAATTCAAATTGTCTGGGACCTGTCTTGGAGATAAGAAACTTGATGATAAAATTAAAGAAATGAAGGCGTCAGGAGTACAGGATATCGGCGGTGCTCTGGCGGATGACTTCTACAATGACCCAGATTTCTGTGAGGATATGCTGGGTGACCGAATCCATGATGAAGCTGAAGGTGAACCTAAGATTATTGTGGCTTTGGCAGAATCCATCAAGGAATTGAGTAGTAATCAGGCGATGAAAAAAGCCTGCGATAACATTATCAAGAGGTGGAAAAAATGAAATCCTACAATGTTTATACTGTCACCAAGACAGGTTTTTTCTGTGGTCATTGTGATACTCCTCTAACAGAGGAAGAAGCAAAAAAAGAAGCCTGTCCACAATGCGGTTCACATGTGGGATATAAAGCTATCCCAAAAAACAAGTGGCCAAAAAAGGAGGAAAATCATGAGTGAAAAAGACCAAATCTGTGATGATTGCAAGGATGTAATCCTTCTCCATCAAGGAGATGCTATCCGAATCCAATATGGTTACTTCAATAAATTTAAAGAATTTGTCCCTCTGGGAAGGATTGAGGTCCTGCACGAAAACTGTTACAACAAAAAGAAAGCCTTAGCTTTGGTGATGGAAGAATGTATTAAACAAATCAGTAATTTTCCTTTAGTGGAAGCATCGGAGAAAATAATTCAACAAATAGCGGAAGCTGTAAGGAGAGTATGATGAATACCAAAGTTAAGAGGTTGCTTTCTGCTTTGGCGGTAGTCATGAAAGACGAAAGTCCTGCCTTGATTGAGGAAGTTCATAAGGTCATCAATGATGAAAGGGATGGCTACAATTTCGATTTCAAAGCCGAAGTGGATTATTTCAAATCTTTTATCGAAGGAGGATATAATGACAGAGGATAAAACTGAAGGGATAAGACGGTGCTTGGTTCAAGCAATCAACTCTGGTGAATTGCTGCCGGAAGGAAAAGAATGGTCAACCGATGAATTAACTCAAGAATTTGAAGTCCTCGGTTTTATGGCTCCTTTTGTAGTAGTCCGCCATCGGATTACAGGAAAGAAAGGTTCATTGATGTTTCGGCATTCACCAAGAACGTATTTTGGTTGGAAGGAAGATTAACCATGCTAAAACTAAGACTAAAATCCACATTCGGAAATGTAAAACTAACTCGGGTGGATGACTTTTATTTATGGATAATTGACCCCAAAGACCCTAAACAAGAAGAAATTCCCATCCGTAAAACAGATGTGGAGTCCATTGGGGTAAACAAAAAGACACCTGAAGATAAAGCAAAAGGAGAAGTAGGAGATATTAACAACTATATTGGTCAAGAAATGACCATCAATCTTCTTTATGAGATGGGGACAATAAAATATGACTGAAAAACAAGGAAAGCCAAAAAACGAGGTCATTGCCCAGGTAACTGTGAACGTTGAGAAAGTTCATCCTAATATTTTATATCTATGGCAGGAATGGGGCACAACTAAATTGGATGATGGAACCCTAATAGTATTGGGTTCGGTCATTCCAGATGGAAGCCTTTATATCTTTGCAAGAGATGAAAACAAAGAGAAGGAAAGGTATCATGTCTCTATGCTTGATTTGGCCCGGAAAGTTCTAGAAATGATTCAAGAAAAAAGAAAGGAGAAAAAATGACTAAAGAATACCGAGATAAATCAACCTCTGACCTAATCAAGATAAGAAATTCCTATCTTGAATGTGTCAATGATGTAACCAATCCCACCGGCGTCATGATTATCCGGGAGTTGTCAGATATTGATGCCGAGTTGGAGAGGCGGGCATTAATGGTGGCGGTTGAGTTTGAAAATATCCCCCAAGAAGAATTGGAGGCTGCCGCTGAGTTTTACGACAAGATAATGGTGGAAGGTAAAGATTTCTATAAAGGCAAGAAATTAATGCCTGGCCAAGATTAGGAGGGAAAGATATGCATGGATTTCCAGCCTTTCTAGTAATCTCAGAGGATGCTCGGCAATTATATAAAATCTTCCGTAGAAAGGATGAAAAGCAAACAGTGGAGGAATTGGAGGCAGAAGCTAAAGCCTATAAAGATAAGTTGAAGGAAGAAAATAATATTAATGCCGTAGTGGTTTGGATATAGGAGGAATAATGAATACCAAATACAACACCATCAGGCAAGTCAGGATAACCTCCCCCATGTCGGAGCGGGAAGAAGTCTTCAACTGGATATTGAAAAATCGCTATTCCATAAGAATGGCGGGGCCAAAATCAATCGGGCCTGGAAGGGTAGATGTAACTAGGCTTGTAGTTGTTGCGGAGAAAAAAATATAAGGAGGATGAGAAATGGCTAAGCACCGATATGCAACTATTTGGTATGGTAGCGAGGACAGATGGTTTGTGTTCTTTTCAGATAGCAGAGAAAAGATGGATTCCTGCCACCATGACCTCCGTTCTGAGTTCAAGACCGAACAGGAGGCAGTTGATTGTGCCTACAAATGGATTAAGCCAAAACAGGGTAAGATTAACTTACTTTCGGGTACCCACTTGAGGCCGGTATGGACTCCAATAAAAGGATAAAGCCATGAAAGTTGTCTTTGACCCTGTAATAAATTCTTGGTGGGTAAAAAACTTTAAAAACGAAATCATAAATGGCCCTTTCAATACCAGCCAAGAAGCTCAACTTTGCTTGGTCAAACTCCAACTCAGTAGGAAAAATAAAGAGGAAAGTCCTCCCACAAAACTAGAAATAGATCCAAATGAATCTACTTACCTACGACTCAGGATTTTGGTAAATGGCATCCTCAGTGGTGATGTAAAGCCCGGGTTGGTCTCTGAAAAGGCCGTGGAAGTGCTGACAAGCTTTGAAGCTTTCCTATCTGCAAAAGGAAGGATGACCGAAAAGCAATTAAAATGTTGTAAGGATTTGCTTTTCAAATACAAGGACATCATCACTTCTCTTATTAAAGAAGGGAAAATCCCAATGCCAGATACCAGACCGGTGTCTGTGCAAAAAGCTGAAGCATTAAAGCCGGGATATGGCAAACCAATTGAAGACCATCGCAAGTATGAAAGGATTGCAGATTTGGAAGAACCCAAAAAATCAACCCCACGTGAACGACTAATCAAAAAGGAGGAGGACAAATGACAGAAAACTGGAATAATATTTTTAAAGTGGAAAATTATATAAAGAATTTCATCCCGAAGGGTTGGAAAGAACCAATAGGTAAAGTAATGTTTATTCCAATAATATTAGCAACCGAAATTGAGGGAATCCTTCAAGGAAATTATCCAACAAGATTTAATAAACCCCCAATAAAATGGGCCTTGGATTCTTACAGAAAGAAAAAGGAGGAGGAATAATATGAGAAGTTTGTATGAGGTTATTGACCAAATAATAAAAGAAATTCCTAAAAAGGAAGAAGGTTTCATCATCTCATTAAAATCTAGGCGTGAATCTGCTCTTTATACTGCACCGGAAGTAATGTCATTAAGATGGGGTGAAGTCTCCACTATCCTGGGTATTTATCTTCCCAAAAAATTAACTGAAGATTGGCATTTCAAAGTGGTATCAATCTTCTCTACCATTCCAGAGGAAGATTTAAGACAACAATCCAAAGGAGGAAAATAAAAATATGCCAATCTTTAAAGAATTACCTAACAATAAACCATTCTTTCATCCGAAATGTGGGCATCATAGGATTGTAATCCTTCCATTTAATAATCAAGGTGATTATAGAATTGAACTTTCCACCCATTTACTTTGGAAAGGGGCCACTTTAAATGAATTTCCTTGTTTAACAAATATCTTATCCCTTTGTCCCATTTGTACTGCTATTCTGACTATGGATGATTTTGATAAAAAAACCTATAAACCGAGAAGAAGGGTTATTTATAATGTAATTAATACATATAACCCCGTAAAGAAAGTCCAATTATGGGTTGCATCACACTTTTTTACCCAACGAAATTTTGAAAAACTTAATATAGACCTATCAGTACCAACCTTAATTTCTTTTTCTCTTATTAAAAAAGGTCCCGTAATAGACTACCTTGATTTTAAGGTAGAAAAAAGTAATATTGTTGTCCCAAAAAAGCTTTTACATCAAGTAATCAATCCGATAAACTATCTCCACTTTCCTACTTATGAAGAAATGGAGGAAGCTTTCAATTCAATATATCAGGCAGTTAAACCAATTGAAGATAACCCAACAAAAATTGAACCTATAATCTATCCTCATCGAGATTACAAAAGAATTGTTGACCTTGATGAGAAATAAAAAGGAGGAAATATGAAAAAGAAAATGATTGATTACATTCATCCGGTGATTACCCACCCTGGGGTAATTCTTGCTGTAGGTTCTTTCATAGCCCTAATTTTACTTGCATTGGATAAAGGATAAATCATGAGCCGACTAAAAAGGAGAGTGACTTTTCCCACTTTTCAATCTTTATTAGAACAACAGACCACCCGGGAAGATAAAAAAGACACCTCCCGAATGGATTCTCAGTTGTCCTTCCGGATGGAAGAAAACGAATCCAAAATTCCTGAAAAGCCTACATTGGCGGTAGACCAGGAAAGACTGTCCTTGGCGGTCAGGAACATTTTGGTTCCAATGCGTTGGCCTGATTATGACACAATCATTAAAGTTCCGGCCATAATAAATTGGGTTAGACCTATTAATGAATATGAATATGAAGCAGGAATAACCTTTCTTGGCAAATATCCTTATAGTCCAGATTGTTCTTCAATTTGGAAAATGAGAAAGATAGGAGATAAGTTTATTCCTATCCATGATTTATTAAATCATTAAAGGAGGAAAATTATGAGCAAAATCAGAGTACCATCCGATGAACAGGTTTTAAAAAATCCTGATTTACAAATGATTTATAAACTTCTGGAAATGGTCAGGAATTACATGAAACAAAATTATCCGGACGTAACCCACATTGCTGGATTCCGACTTCCAAAGGAGGATTAAAAGATGGAAAAGATTGATGGTCGTACCATCAAACAATCACTTGACGATTTAATGTCCTATTATAAGAGTAGAAATACTCAATTAACAGAAAGGACTATCAAAAACAAGGAATTCCATTTTAAGTATCTATCTAAGTTTTTTCCTAATCCGATAAAGGATATCACCACTCAACAAATTGAGGAATATGCTAAGGAAAAACTAAAAAAGGTCAATAGAAATACAGTCAAAATGGATTTACTGGCATTGGAAGATTGTTTCATTGTCTTGAATCTAATAAAGAATTACAATGAAAGTCCTGTCTATCCTGTTCTTAATTCCCTCAGAGAACGGTCAAATCTTTTAAGAAGGGGATTTCCTCACAACAGAAAGGTAAGTTCTGGTCATGTCTCCCCAAGAACTGGGTCATTCTTCCCCCCTCCGGGGGAATTGATTCCAGAGGAATCAAAGACAGGGAAAATAAATTCTGTTATTTCAGAACCTGAACCCAAAAATCCAATTGACGATTACTTCACTGTGACTAGGGAATGGGCTGCATTGCTTGGAGCAACAGGCTTTTCTTTCTCTTGTCAAGGCAATACTCTGACAATAATCTTATCTGGAATTAAATGTGAAGGAATAGAATAAAAAATTTAAAAGGAGGAAATTCAATGACTTTACAAGACTTAATTGACCGAATAAATATGTACCGAAGTAAATTAAATTTACCTCCCATCTTTGTTCATTCTCGTCCTTCTTCTTTAGGAAGCGGGACTACTTTAGAAATAAGATGTGGAGAAAAATCTCAAATGGGATACCTTACCTCGAAAGAGATTGTTATGAACAGCCGCCTGCTGGCAAAATCAACTAATGGCGGTGCATTAAATTGGTTCTTAAAAGGAATGCTTACTGCATTCCAATCGGAAGCTGTTCCTTCTATTAGCAATTTCAATTCTCAAATTGCTAATATTACTCGGAGCAACTATACCCGAACTGTGGAGGATTAAATGGAAAAAGAAAAAGATAAAACAAAACATTCAATTACTGAAGAGGATTTAGTAATGCTTGAGAAAGCAGCCTCCTTAAAAATATTAACCCCTTTTGAGGAGTCACTCATTAATGACAGAATTGGTTCCTTCAAACAATTTGGGTTCAAATGTGTCATAACTGAGTCACAAAGAAATATAATAAAGGATTTGGCGGAGCGATATAACTCTGCCCATTTGAAAACATCGGGCGAGGGTGGTAACTACTAATGGAAGATATTCATTATGATATTCCATTTTTCTATCACAAACCATGCCCAAATCATGAACCAACAAAGTGTTCTTACCATGGAGCAATAATGGAACCGCTCCACAAGAATTTCGACTCCCGAAAACCAGTAATTGGTTTAAAATGTTGTGCTTGCCAAAAGGTTTGGCTATTAAAGGAGAAGAAAAAATGAGAACTATTATAGCGGGTTCAAGAAATGTGAATGCTTATGAGGCCGTGAAAGAAGCGATTAAGGAATCCGGCTTTGAAATCACTATGATTATCTCTGGCGGTGCTAAAGGTGTTGACCGTCTTGGGGAAAGGTTTGCTATCGAAAATAGTATTCCTTTTCAAAGATTCCTGCCTGATTGGTCAAAGTATGGAAAGGCAGCAGGTCCTGTTCGGAATGCCGAAATGGCTAAAAATGCTGATGCTTTAATTGCTATCTGGAACGGAAGCAGTAAAGGAACAAAGAACATGATTAAAACGGCCAGCAAATATGGGTTAAAAACCTATGTATATCAATTGAAGGATATTTTCTAATTAAAAGGAGGAGAAAACATGGAAATAACCGTCACCATAAATAATTGTCATGATTGCCGACATCTAGATCATTCAGGTTCTTACACCCCCGGAGGAGCTAAGTGGATTTGTGGTCACCCATATGCAGTAAACGCTGTGACCAAAGCTAAAAAACTTCACATATATTCCAAAGAGGAAATGGTGAAGGTCAATGACCCAAAGACCCCGGAACAGGAAAGGGATAAACTGTTAGACAGATGGCACTGGAAGCACAGAGTCCTTCCTGATGAAGGAAAAACAATCCCGGATTGGTGCCCACTAAAACAAAGAAAGCCTTACTAAAAGGAGGATTAATTATGGAAATCTTTCTGAAAAAATGCCCAGTTTGTGGTAAAGATCATCGCAGTTTTAAACAGGTCATGCGTTGTTTCAACCCACTTAAACATCTTTTTGAATGGATATCAGAAAAACACCCAAATTCCCTCACTTTTAATAAGATAAATACTTCTTATCAAGAAATGAAAACCTATATGTACAATAGGTTTGGGTGCGAAAAATGATGAACATTCTTAGTGTGGATTGGGACTTCTTTTTTCCTGATGTGATTCCTCTTGATTGGGGACACAAGGAATCTCCTTTATTCATTGAAAGCCTCTGGCCGATAAGAGCAGGGAATAGAAACCTTCTTACCAAAGAAAAGGCTATTGATACTATTTTGCCAGATAAAAACCTACTCAATGGCTTTTGGGAAAGGGTAATATATCAGCCAGGATTAGTCTATTCTCTAATAATTACTGAATCTCATGCTGATATATCCATTATCTTGAAAGAGGATAAGAAAAATGTGGTGGTAAACTTTGACCAGCACCATGACATTCTCTATAGAGGAAGAACAATTCCTAAAGGAGATATACCTGATTGTGATTATTGGGCCGGCTGGGGAATAAAGTATGGTTATATCAAAGAACTTCATCAATTCTATCCTGAATGGAGAAAACAAAATCCAGAATCCTCTGACGTAAATAATCTTCTCCCGGAACTTAATACCAAAAGAAAACATAAAATCACTGTAAATTATGGCCTTTCTAGTAACTATCTCCCAAAGATATTTGGAGTTGTTTTTATCTGCCGTAGTGGGGCATGGACTCCCTCTTGGTGTGATGATAAATGGTTAGAATTTATTTCTTGGTGGAAAAAGTTTCCCTCTATTTGGGACAACAAAATCATTTTGCCCTATGTCCTACAAGAAAGAAAACCTAACCTTGAAGAGGCTATCGAACTTTCTAAACAATGGGACAAACAATATGAGGAGGTAATGAAATGGAACCAGAGGAGCTAAAAAAATTACCGAAATGGGCGCAAGAAAAGATTCAAAAACTTCTCCTTCATAATCGACACCTAAGGGTGTTGAACAATACCCTCAGAAAAGAGCATCCTGAAAGTAATACGGCGGCTCAAATTGAAGGTTACCCTAAATATCAGGTTATGTATCTCCCTGATTCAACAAGGGTACTTTTTAAAGGAAAAGGGGTTGAAGTGGAAGTATTCGTAGACCTGGATGGAATCGTCCGAGTTGCAATTGAAGATGGCATAATCTTGCCTTGGGCAAGAAATGTTATCTATGTAACTGACCGACATAATACTTCAAATAAATAAGGAGGAACCTAAATGATTCTATGTACCGATTGTTGTGAGGAAATTAACGGCAAAAATGCAATCCAATCCACTACAATTCATGGAAATTGTCAAGTTTGTGGAGATAGGTTTGGTAAATTAACCATCTATCTGGAAAAACTTCGCACCAGAAAAGTGGATACAGCCAGGACCATCATGGACAATATGAAACATTGGAATAAACATCTTTTATCTAAAGATGAAGAAGGGGAAGCAACTTTTTTATTTGAAGTTCCTGAGGATAAGTTAAAACCAGAAGTGAAAAAGGTTGTGCATTTAAGATTTGGACCCAAGAATGTTCGATGCCTCTATGCTATAAAGACTAGGAGAGGTATTGAATTTGTTCATGGATTTCACCATGATGAATTTTGTCCTGCGGTGCGGTCTACTCAACTAAAACGTCGGATAAAAAAGTGAAAATAATCATTGACATTTATCAAAAAAGAGAAGTAAAATATATTTAATCAGAAAGGAGACCGACGTTATGAGCATAACTAAATATGATGCTTTTATTAATAAAATTATACAAAGGTTCTTAAATATCACTTATATTGACCCTTCTCTAACAATTGATGATTTATGGGGAGAGGCTTACGAAATCTATGCAAAACTATTAAACACCTCCCTTTCTTGTGAATTCATTACTGCCCTCGGAAGACAAATAGAACAGAGGTTTATGGATATGTACAGAATAGCTAAACGATTGGATTCTCACCTTGACCGAGACCAATTCATTGAAGACTTTGCTTCCAGAAAGGTTGTATTTTCCAGGATTCAATTCTCTGAACTTCCTCCACATTTAAAACAATTAGTTCAGAAAATCTATAGTAATCCGGAAGAAATAGGCAGAGCAATTCCTGGGCCAGGGATTAATAAGACAGAATTGATTAAATATTTAACCAAAGAACTCGGATGGCAAAGAAAAACCGCTATTAATTTTACTGCTCAGATTCATCACACGTCAAGAAAAACCGCCTCTAGAAACGCTCTCACCGCACAAATTTAGCACAATAAATCGCAAGTCTCATCGTATAATAAAACAGACAGTCAATCTTTGTTCATGGAGGATTAAAAGATGTTCCATGGTTTTACTTGGTTTGGTGTACCACTTGAGATTTATCTTCGAGTAGGTGAAGTTACCTTTATTCTTATCATTATAGGTTTATTGATTCGGTCAATGTGTCAATTAAGAAATGTATCCAAAAGTCTCAAAGAAATGTTAAAAGGAGGAAGAAGACATGACCGAAATGGTTCCGGTAATCTCAAGTAATATTGAATCTATTGGTTATGACCATGAGAAAGAAGAACTCCATATTAAATTCAAAGGAGGGAAGACCTATATGTATAAAAAGGTTCCCATTTCTCTCTACGAGGAACTTATCTCAGCAGCATCCATTGGAAAGTTTTTTGCTGCGAATATAAGAGACCACTTTAATTGGGAAATTCTCCTATAAAACCATGAAAATTTATGTCGCTTCGCCAATAATCTCTAGAGTAACCTCTGGAGATTGGAGAATCTTAACTCCTATCCTTTCTTATAAAAAATCAGTTTGGTACCAAGGCCAATATCAAAAAAAGGAAAAGGTTGTTGATAAACCTGTCATTGACAAATCGGGAAGATTCTTAACTGGATTCATTCCACGAATTAAAGAATTTTGTGAGAAGCATAAGATTCCTTTGGAAATAGAATATGGGTTTGAACAAGGTATTTTTCATCTTCCACCCTTCCTCCCTGGAATAGAACTCCATGACTATCAAAAAAATGCTATCAAACAAACACTTTATAAGGGGAGAGGGATAATTCATGCACCTACAGGTAGTGGAAAAACTATAATAGCAGGGGCTTTAATTAACTGTCTAACTATATATAAAATAATTTTTATCGTCCATACCAAAGACCTTTTAAATCAAACCCAAGATGAATTTAATAAATGGTTTCCAGGTAAAATAGGAATCATTGGTTCTGGAATACTAGAGCCTAATCAAATTACTATCGCCATGATTCAGACCTTAAATCGTCTTGGTCCTACTGAATTTGATTCTATTCCCCATGTAGTTATAGTGGATGAAGCCCATCATATATCCAAATTTGATGGAAGCTATGACAAAGTTTTATATAGATATATAAATGCCCCATGGAGATTTGGCTTGACAGCAACCCTTGGTTATCTTCCGGAAGCGCAACTTGCAGCCGAAGGACACCTGGGTCCTGTCATTGCAGAGGTCCAGATGGATGAATTAGTTGATTTAGGTTTCCTTGCTAAACCTAAATTGAGATTAATTAAAATCACTCGAAACCCCCATTTTAGAACCATCAAAAAATATCCCGACCTTTACCAAGCAGCTATTGTAGAGAATAAAATTCGGAATAAGAGAATCCTGGAATGTGCTAAAGAATTTTTTGACCAAGGGCTTTCCTCTTTAATTCTAGTTGTCCGAGTAGAGCATGGTCATATTCTTGAATCTATGGCTAATAACATGTTCCCGGAATTAAAATTAAAATATGTTCATGGCGGTTCGGAGGATGAAGATAGAGAGGCTGTAAGAAAAGGATTAACCTCAGGGGAAATGAAAGTGGCGGTCGCCACCGTTATTTTTAATGAAGGGGTGAATATTCCTCCCCTCGGTGCAGTAATTAATGCTGCTGGCGGTAAGAGTGAAATTGCTGTCCTCCAAAAGATTGGAAGAGGATTAAGAGTTACAAACAATAAAAAAGAAGTAATTTTGGTTGATTTCTTTGATAATTCACACAACTTTCTAATCTCTCACTTTGGTGAAAGATTGTGTCTTTATTTCGATCAAGGCTGGCTAAAGTAACATTAAATAAGGTTGTCTTTTTATTTCTTCCCCTTCTTAATTTTTACTTGACTCATTACTATCGTCTAAAGTAATATCACAAATGTTTTCTTATAACATTAAGCTCATATAAGTAACTTCATCTATGATACCAATAGCATTTGATGTCATTTCTTATCTGAATAGTAAGAACATTATTTATCTTAATTCTGGTAAGAACATCTCTGAAGGATGGATTGGGATAAATTGTCCTTATCCCATCTGTCCTGACCCCTCCTTCCATTGTGGTATAAATCTCCAAAGTAAAGCACATTATTGTTGGATTTGTGGGAATAAAGGAAACCCAATAAAACTTGTAAGGACAATAGAAAAATGTTCTTGGAATCAAGCAGGGGAAATTGTAGAACAATTCCAAGACTTTAATTTAATTCCGGAACAAGAACAAGATTTAGTCATTTCAAGAAGGATGCAATGGCCTAAAGAATTTGAAAAAATAACTCCGGACAACATTCCAAAATTAGTCTCCGACTATTTGATAGAACGCAATTTTGACCCGGAATTGTCAATTAAAAGACATTCTTTATTTTATCCGGGAATAAAAGGAGATTATAAATATCGTTTGATTATCCCGATAACTTCACGAGGAAAGATAGTCAACTTCACAGCCAGGGCACTCTCCAATAGAAATCCTCTCCCTTATAAAAACTGTCCAAACGAAAAGGCCGAAATTGATATAAACGACCTTCTTTATGGTTATGATGACCTCCCTTCCGGGTCACCAATTGTCATAGTTGAAGGTGTCTTTGACCAGTGGCGGTTAGGAATAGGATCGGTTTCCATCTTTAAAAGTGAACTTACCCCTACCCAAACCAACCTCCTTAGAGAAAAGAACCCCACCAAGGTATTCATCCTTCTTGATGAAGATACTCTTGAAAAAGAAAAACCTGAAAAGGTCGCCAATAAAATCTGGTTTGCTCCCACTGAAATAATTGAAATAGGTATTCCCGACCCTGCTCTTCTTCCACCTTCTGATGCTTCTTATTTAATGAGGGAGTTATGCGGCTGAAAAGACGAGTGGTAAATAAAGATATTGAGAAGCAAGTCCTCATAGGACTGATAACCAGCGATAAAATAAACCATTCATTAAAACTACTGCTTGAACCGAAACTCTTTCAATTAAATGTAGGGCAAACTGTCTCGAAATGGATAAAGGAATATTATGCCCTTTACAATCGTGCGCCGAAGAAAGACATTCAGGAAATATATCTATCAGAGAAAACCAATCTAAATGAGGAAGACTCCCAAGATATTTCTGAATTTTTACAAAGTCTTTCCCAACAATATCTGGATAACCCACCAAATGAAGATTACCTATTAAATCAAGCAAATCTCTATCTGAAAAAACAAAGTTTACTGGCAGGAATAAAGGAAGCTGACTTCTTATTGACAAACTCTAACGGGGACCTTTCAGCCCTTAGTGCTGCTGAAGCGGCATTAGCCAAATACAAAAAAGCTACAGTTGAAACCCTTCAAGCCTTAAATCCTTTTGACTCAAAAAATATTATTTCTTCCATAGAAGAGGATGAAAGCCCCCTTCTTGTCTTAAGGGGAGTTCTTGGAAAATTTGTAGGCCCAATACATAGAGGATATCTTATAGGATTAATGGGGAGAATGAAGATTGGAAAGACCTTTTATGTCCAACAAATAGTTACTGATACAGTGGAAAACAGGTTAAGAACAGTTTTTGTCTCTTTGGAAATGCCTTGGAAGAAAATGGTAAAAAGATATTGGCAGCAAATTGGTTGCTTTGGAAAAGTAGATGGTATCTATGAATTTCCAATATTTGATTGCCAAAGAAACCAAGCCAACAAGTGTGATAAATCAGAACGTAAATGTCATGTCAAAAAAGGAGAAGAAGGATATGAAGCTTGCTATTCATGCAGAGAGGGAAAAGATGGATTAGTTTTAATTACTGATTTAATAAAAGTAGAAAGACCAGGAATAACCTCTAAAAAAGTTCTCAAAGTTGCTAAAAATTTTGCTTTACATTACGGAAAACACAATTTAAGATTTTTATCCTATCCTGCCTTTTCTGCCAACCTATCCCAAATAATGAATGATATTGATTCTTTGGAATGGCGAGAGGGCTTTATTCCAGATGTTATTGTCATTGATTATCCAGGGATTTTAGCAGAAGAAAAAAATCAAGGTCTGAATAAAGAATATGTCACTATCGGAGAAACATGGAAGACACTCAAAAGGATTGCTGAAGAACGGCAAGTTGCAATGTTTTGTCCCATTCAAACAGATAGAAGTGGTACTGAAGCCACCCATTTGAGAATGAAAAACACGGCTGGATATATCCAGATTATTGCTCACCTTGATAAGTGTATAACACTCAATCAAACTGAATCTGACTATGACAAAAGAATAGTAAGAATAGGCAAAATCGCTGATAGATGGGACGATGCAAACCTATCAAGGGAAATAAAAGCTTTAACTCAATTACAATGTGGGCAGCCTCTAATTGATGGAATCATAGTTAGAAGGGAGAAGGAAGAGAAAAAAAGAAGATAACCTCTTCCATAAAAAGTTTACAAGATAATTTTTAGGGTATCAGAAAAAGACAAAAAATTGAAAAGTGAATTTTCTAATAAAAAAGATAACAATTTCAATCAGTTAAATATCAACAATGTTAATTCAAAATAATTTTGGGTGTAAAAAACCATCCAAAACCAATTAGATGACAAAGATGACAAAAACCATGATTAACTTTAATAATCCAATCCTTTTCCTTCAATTAGTTAAAAGTGTACTATTTTTATTGGAATGAACATTAAAAAAATCGGTTAGGTATACAGAATTATAACCTAACCGATTTTAAATTGACACTAAAAAATGAAATTCACTATTCATCAATGTTTTCTATCGGTCGATTAGGTTATGAGCAAAATCACAGTAATATATTCTAGTCAGTTTAATTATAGTTCAGTTCTGAATAGAAGTGGTCTCTTTTACTTCGTAAAAGAAGCCCACAGCCAGGACTTTTGAGTCCTGGCATTAAAATCCCTTTAAAGGTTTTTTGGAGACAAAATAGTGCGAACAACCAATAAGCCGGAAATTCTTTTGTCATTCCTAATTCAGAATGAAGAAAAGGTTTTTTGCTATAAAGAACTATCAACGGTTTTTGCTTGTTCCACATGGACAATAATTCAAACCATAAAAAAGTTAAAGAAAAAAGGTTTGCTTGTTATTCCAGATAGTCTTGACAATAGAAAAAGGAAACTTATTGTTCCGGAGGAAATTAAAATGGCTCGTTTGCGTAAACGTGAAATCATCACTCCAAAAATTGATAGGGAAGAATTAAATTCCAGTTTACGAAGGTCAATGTATCATAAAGACAGAAAAGAAAGAAGTAAGACAGACTATATCCGAATAGATAATCCAATTATGGAAATTATCCAATTCTGGAATTCCCATGAATGCCTACAGAAAATCAGGGTTCCGGATGAAAAATTACCAGGAAATATCTATAATAACCCAACTCAAACTTTGACTGAGACGGTTTTTACAATTAGGCGTTTATTAAGCGGAAAACTATTAACAGATTGCACAATCAAAGAGATAAGAAGGAAAAACCGAGAATTTACTGTGGAGGAAGTGAAAGAATCTATCAAGAACTATTTACTGGCTTCTTGTGATACCAACTATGAACCAATTGACAAACAATTCTTAACAGTTCCAAGAACTCCCGCCAGATTCATTGAAAATTTCAAGTTTGCTAGAACCAATATGTATAGGAGTTTATTTCTTTACTTTCTGGAAAATCCACCAAAACTTACACCGGCTGCCAGAGCCAGAGAACCGATGTCTGTAATTGAAGACGGAAAGGAACGTGAATGGGTTGAGGAAATAACCACATATCTAATTACCATGTATGAGAAAGCATTTGGGAAAGAGGAAAAACAAGGAATCCTGGAAAATGCTGCAATCAAACTATATGATTTTGCTGAAGAACATGGCGGAGTTTATGTTTCGCTTGAAAGCGGATTGGAAACATGGCCTTATTGGGTAATTAAGGCATTAGAATGGAAAAAAGAGACAAGCCAAGGCAAATTTAAAGTGAAATCTTGGACCTTACTTCAGGATTGGTTCTATCAGGATATATTGATTCCTTATATACATTATATTCAAGCAGACCATACCATTGATTGGCCTGAGACTGAGAATGCATCAAGTTGATAATTTCAGAGCGGCTACGGGGCTATAATTTGCTCTGAGCCCCGCAGATTTTTTCACTTGAAAGACAGTTTGAACTAAAAAATTGAGTTGTCTATCGTATAATGAGATAAGAGCATAGGTACAACAATGTTGAGACTTGATAGAATCGTCCTTTCTCGTTTTTTATTTAATGGTGAGCCAATTTATTCTTATGACCCAAAAGAGATATTGGAAACAATTCTTATCTCCTCTCCTAATATTCATTTTTGGTCTTATGAAGCTCTAAAAGATTACATAATTGGAACTTTTCAGATGATTCATGAATTTGGGAAACAAGTAAAAGAGGAAATCAAATTATCTGGTTCCTCATCCTTTGGAGAAGTCTCAAGAAAATTCACCACATTCTCTTCCTGGTCATCTAAGGCTATTCGTTTTCTTCCTAAAAGTCGGGAAAGATTAATTTATTTTGTTTACGATATTATCATGTCTTGTGAAGGAAATGGTTTATTGCCGGGTTTCGGCATGAGCAATAAACACAAAGACACCATTCCTGGGAATCCAGAAAAGGTTTCTATCTATGATTTGCCTCATGAAATTCCGGTTAAAGGGGGAGGAGATGTCGATTCATTGGGATAAACTGTTACATAACGGATATGAAAGTGTAACTGAGATGTTAACCAAAATGCATTGGGAAGAAAATTTGACCATAGAAGAAATGCACATGAAGCTTGGGGTAAGTCATTCTACTTTGAAGAAGAAAATTAAAGAACTTGATATAAAAATGAAGCCTCCAGGCGGAAAACCTTTCAGTAAACAAGGAAAAAAAGGGAGAACAAACCATGTCAGTAATTACTGTTTGTAAAAGATTTACTTTTGGGGCTTCCCATTTTCTTCCAGATTATGATGGTCCTTGCGCTAACATGCATGGTCATAATTTTGCCTTAGAAATAGAAGTTGGTTTAAAAGCATTGGGATGGGGTCAATCTCGCACAAAGCGTAATATGGTTATAGATTTTAAAGAATTAAAAAAAATAGTAGAGGCCAATATCATTGATAAAGTGGATCATACTGTGTTGAATGAGGTCTTCCCTGATATGGTTCCTACTGCCGAGAATCTTATCTTTCGTTTCTTATCCATCTTAAAAGGAAAATTTCAAAAACACGGTTGTTGGATAATGAGAATGAAATTACATGAAACCGAAAGCTCTTTTGCAGAATGGAGGGAAATATCATGAGTAAGGTTCATGAACTTAAAACCGATCCAGAAGTATTTCAGGCAAATCTCGATGGAAGAAAGCCTTATGAAATTCGTTTTGACGACCGCGGTTACGAGGTTGGGGATATTTTAATTTTACGAGAAACAGAATTTACCGGTGAAGAAATGAATGAGACTGGCAAACCTTTAGTTTATACCGGTAGAAGAAAAGAATTGGATGTCCGTTATATCCTTCGTGGCCCCATTTATGGTTTGGCAGAAGGATGGGTAATAATGTCTTAAAGAGAGGGGGAGAAAGTGAGAAGAAAGGCCCTTTATTTCCATGAGACTGACATGTTTAAGAAATGGATGGATAGTAAAGGATATATTTGGCCGTCGAAAATAATCGCTCAAGAGAACATGGTGGCCGAGTTTATGAAGGAAGGGCTTGAGAAGGCGACGATTGAAAAGGAGAAAGTATGAGACTTGCAGAAATCTTTTTGGGTTTTGATGGTGAAGTGAATCATTGGGGACAAGGAATACCCTCTGTATTTATTCGATTTGCTGGATGTAATTTATCCTGTTCATACTGTGACACCAAACAATATCAACCCCTCCAATCAGGCGAAAGCATTTCTGTTCAAGAGGTCTTCCGTAAGGTAAAATCAATCGAGAAAGCCCATCTTAATGAAGCCAGTTTTAAAAAAGTTACTATTACTGGCGGTGAACCTTTGCTACAATACTTTAAATTTTGGGAACTGGTAAAGTTACTTGACCAAGATAATTGGCATATTAGTGTTGAAACTAATGGTAGTATGCCTTTCCTCTCTCCAAATTGTGATTTAAGAGAAGAATCCTTAATTGATTGTTTTATTGTTGACTATAAACTGTCAAGTTCCGGCATGTCAGAACATACGATGCCATACGATTTTTATGGTTATCTTGGTCATACAGATTTTATAAAGTTTGTCATTTTGAGTAGAGAGGATATAGAAACTGCTATAAAAATCCAAAAAATTATCCAAGAAGAAACCGGCTGTGAAGCCACATTTGCCTATTCTCCATGTTGGGATAGATTTGATGTAAAATATTTGGCAGAGGCATTGTTGGAATCTGACGGAGATATTTTAGGAAATTGTATTATTAATTATCAACTTCATAAGATTTGGGGAGACCCCGAAAAGATAAAAAAAGAAAAAAGTGTAAAATTAATGTGATTTTCTGGATAAAAAACTGTCTCCTGTATCGTATAATGTGATAAGCGAGACATTCGCAGACTCACATTACAAAAGGAGGCTAACATGACAGAAGAAGAAAAGAAAGTAGAGGCGGCAATGGGAGAAGGGGCTACTCCAGCTCCCACAGGGACTTCAGTTTCTTGGGATGATTTTCTTGCAGCTTGCAAGGAAATGGGCATTGAATTTGTAGAAGGGAAAACCGTTCTACAAATGAAGGAAGACTTCTTGGGTCTTCTGGACAAAATCGCTCCTGATTCTCCAGAAGAGGAAGCTCTTTCTGAATTGGTTGTCAATGTCCAGGTAGCTCTGGCGGATGGGGCAGCCATCATCGGTTCTCCGGAGGACAAAGCTCCCGCGGGTAAAGGCAAGAAAAAGAAAGAAAAGAAAGCGAAGGAGCCCAAACCCAAGAAAGAACCTAAACCCAAGAAAGAGAAGGTCTTGAAACCGAAGTTGGGGGGCATTGGCATGAAGCCGATGTGCAGACAACTTTTCGGGGAAAAGACCATGGAGCAGGTAGTGGCAGAGGAAGCCCAAATCAAAGAGAAACTTGCCCAGGTGTATGTCACGGAAAAAGGCAAGACTCATGAATATGGGCTAGAGAGGGCTGACCGGATTTACTATGACATTTATGTTGAGAAATTCGGTGTATCCCCCACTCCGAAGGCCCCGCCTGTCCCCAAAGAGAAGAAAGAAAAATCCAAGAAGGAAAAGAAGGAAAAGAAAGAAAAAGCTGCGACTGGCGAGGGGGAAGCTGCTCCTGGTACTGAGTAATATTAACCTTCACCCCTAAGGGTACTTGTCCTATCTCCCACAAGTACCCTTAGGATTCCTCCCTGGAGATTTGAATGGATAAAATAATAAGAAGTATGCTTCTCAAACTTAATATAGACCCGGAAGATGAAAATTTCAAAGATACTCCAGAACGTGTAGCTAGAGCTTTTCGGGATGAAATCTATATTGGTCTAACCAATATAGAAGAAAAAATTAATAATCTTTTCCTGAAATCTTTTCCTTCTAAAGGATTCAATTCTGTTGTCTTATTCTCAGAAATAAAAACCTTTTCAATGTGTCCTCATCATCTTCTCCCAATAGAATATGAAATAGACATAGCCTATCTTCCATCTAAGGCAGATGGAAAGGTAATTGGCCTATCTAAACCAATTAGATTAGCAAAGCTTTTGAGTTGTCGTCCAGTCCTGCAAGAAACCTTAACTGAAGAAATAGCGAACATCCTTCAGGAAAAACTCAATGCTGAAGGAGTGGCGGTAGTCATTAAAGCCCTTCACCTCTGTATGAGAATGAGGGGAATAAGAGAAACCACTTCTAAAGTCCTAATGTCAACAATGCTTGGAGCTTTCCGGGACAGTCCATCAGCTAGGCAAGAATTCTTTGAGCTTCTTGCTCATAGCCGAAGATAAAAGGAGGAAATAAGATGGGAGTATATGATATTTATAGAGAAAAAGATAGTGAATTCAATGTCCAAATTAAAGTTGGTGAGGTTTGTCTTAATCAATTTCTGGTCGGGGATGAAGTATCTATTCCAGACGGTATTTATTTTGGTAATGAAGGGGCAGTTGTAATTTATAAAGGAAAATTTGCTGCAATTATTTCACCTAACCAAATTTTTGATAAATGGGGATATCCTTTAACAGTTAGTTTAAAAGGATAGTCATGACAGAACCAATAAAAACCATAATTTTTGTAAAGGCACAATTTGAAGCTATTCATTCTTGGCCTAATTGTCCTCATATTGATGTGGCTTTTTTGTGTTGTCCGCATAGACATGTTTTCCATGTTAAATTAAAACTCCATGTTTCCCATGATGACCGTGAGCATGAATTTATTCGAGTTAAGCGTACTTTAGAAGGCCATTTACGTTTTAATTATGAAGGTTCCGACCTTGGTTCTAAATCTTGTGAAATGATTGCCAAAGAAATAGGTATTTATTTTAATCAAAATGTTGGAAAAGTACATTCTGTTTCCGTTTCTGAAGATAACGAAAATGGGGCTGAAGTTTATTATGAATAAATCACGTTTAAAAGGTAATGAAAAACATGTCTTCCGAAACCCCGATAAAAACGGGAACAAAACAACAGGAGAATAACTGGTTGAAAAGAGTTGCTTTTGCTGCTATTGCTTATGTTGGAAGTCTAGCGGCGGATGATGAGGACAAGAGTGCTAAATTGTTGGCAAAACTTATCAAAACCATAATTAATGAAAGACCAAACCTTTCAAAGATGAATAAGGAGAAAATATGACCGATACTGGACAAGGTATCTTTTTGGTTGGAGAAGCTGCTAAAAGTTGGGTTCAACTTGAATGGTTCAAAACATATATTGCCCTTGGCCTAACAACTATTTTTGTTATTATCATGGTTGCATGGTTCCTTTATAGTTTTGCAGAATTTCAAGGAAAAGAAGAAAGAAAAAAGATGGATGAGAATAAATAATGTATCAAACCATCCTGATTGATCCCCCTTGGCCTGAATATGGCGGGGGAAGAATAAAAAGGGGAGCAGATAGACATTATCCCCTCATGGAACCTGAAGAGATTTTAGGGGCTATTTATGATTCAGGGGTTTTTCATCCAGCAGAAAAATGTCATTTGTATTTATGGGTAACAAACAATTATATTCCTGATGGTCTTTTATTAACAAAGATGTTAGGTTTCAAATACATTACATTTATTACCTGGGTAAAAGATAAAATGGGATTGGGACAGTATTTTAGAGGACAAACAGAACACATAATTTTTAGTGTCAGAGGAAAACAACCAACTTTAGTCAATAATCAACCCACTTTCTTTTATGCTAAAAGGAGACTTCATTCAGAAAAGCCTGAAAAGGCAAGAAGAATTATTGAAAAATGCAGCCTTCCCCCAAGACTTGAAATGTTTTCCCGCTATAATATCGAAGGCTGGGAAACTTGGGGAAATGAAAAAGATGCAATTGTCAGACCTGCTTGTAAAAAAGCAATTGAACCTTTCTTTTAAAGGGGTAAAATAATGGTAACATCTTTACTTAAAGATGATAAGACAATCGTTTATTTACGCCCTTTAAAAGTTACAATTTGCAAAGCAAATCCATTTTGGGAACATGAGGGTTACTACAATTGTCGGAAATGCAATAGGAGAATCTATCGAGGACAACTTTATGGTCGTTCCAGGGATGGGAGAACATTCTGTCTCAATTGTTGTGAAGGTGTAAGTAGAAAGGAAAGATATGAAAAAGTATCCAGGTCCATTCAAAGTAAAACTTCCTGAAATCTATCAGATTGAAGCTTCAGCCGCCTGTGACCATGATTGTGTCATGTGCCCAAGGGGATATTATCATAGAGAAAACAAACAACCATTCTTTGACCTTGATTTACTCCAATGCATGATTAGTAGGGGGGATTTGAAGGGTTCTTATTTTGTAGAACTTCAGATGTCTGGAGAACCCTTATTGAATCCTGATATTGCAATTATGATTAATCTCCTCAAAAATGAAGGAATGATAGTAGGATTAAGTACCCATGGAGATTTATTTCCAGACCTTCTTGAGGCTTGCCAAAGACTTGATTATATAACCATTTCTGTTGATTCTATTACCAAAAGAGAGAATATTCGTAAAGGAAGTAAATTTGGGAATCCAATAGAATATCTAGAGAACCTTCGTAATTCACTTTTTTTCTTTATTAACAAAGGGGTGCCAGTTGATTTGCAATTCATTGAACTTCCAGGATGGGAAGAAGAAAGGAATCTTTTATATAATTTCTTAATTAAGGAATTCGATTCTCCCCATCTTAAAACTGTCAATATCCGTTCTATTCCTGATTGCTGTATTACTCATCGGACAAGTACAAGATTAAAAAAAGAAGAAGATAAAGGGATTTGCCTTAATCCATGGTTGTCGGTTTCTGTTCAATCCAATGGTAATGTCGTTCCTTGTTGCTTTGCATGGGGTGATGACCTTATCTATGGTAATCTTTATGATTCCTCATTGGAGGAAATCTGGAATAGTCCTAATGTGGAGCAACTACGTCGGAATCATAGTGGCGGCTACATTCATCTTCCTGACCTCTGTATGAAGTGCTATATGAGAAGTCCTGCTTTGCTACATTGGGAAATTTATCTGGATTCCATTAGAAAAAAGAAGGTGTAAGAATGGGCATAGAAAGACCCCATTGGTGTTTTGGTAACTGTGAAGTTATTTTTAGCCGATATTCCAAAGAAGGTTTTGATAAAGGAGCAAGTTCATTCTGTTATGGTAAAATGGCTCAAGAGCATAAATTTATAGAGAAAGAAACCGAACATATCAATAATTTTAGTCATTGTCTTTATACTCCATTGAAAGGGATAATCCGTTTTTTCTTAAATGAGGATGATGCTTATACAGAATTTTTAGCTGTCTGTGCAGTATTGGATAAATATAAACCTCACATTTGCAAAAATTGTGGTCCTATTCCTTGGAGATATGGACCAATCCATGTTAATACCAAAGGTGAACCATTTTGTGGAAAATGTTGGATATTCCAATCTCAAAAATAAAGGGGGACAAGAAATGTTTTCCAATCGTCGAGTTAGGTTAGCTTTAGGGAGAACAATCAATCTTGGCAATTTTGAATCAACAAGAGTGGATGTTGAAATCTCCGCTGATGTTGAGGATTCAGCTAACCTCTTAGATGCTCAAGAAGCATTATTTTCCGTTGTAAAAGAGGAACTTGATAAAAGGGTTGAAGAACTATCTCCTAAACCGAAAAATCTTCCCCGTGGCCGTTTGATAACTGAGGAAGGAGACTGATGCCTAAAATTTGGTGGTTACCTATTGAATCTCTTCCTGAGCGTTATTCAGCACAATGGAATGTTTGGTTCAAGCAGGAGTTTACCCGTCTGGGTATTGACCACCAAATGATTTATGGGGATATCCTAACGGATGAAATCCGAGAGGGGTGTTTCCTGGATGTAACAGGTACTAATTACTTCAAAGCCAGTCAACTTCAAATGCTCTGCCAATGCTTTGAGGATAAAGAAATTAAAGAAGGGGACATTATTTTCTTTCATGACCTTTGGTTCCCAGGTCTGGAAATGTTGGCTTATATTCGAGATGCCCTTGGGATTAACTTCAAAATTTATGGTATTCTACATGCCGGAACTTGGGATGAGTGGGATTTTCTTACCCAAAAAGGAATGGGACAGTGGGCAGAACCATTAGAACATTCATGGTTTAGGATAGTGGATGGGATTTTCGTTGCAACCCATTTTCATAAAAACCTAATTCTTAGAAATCGGCCTATGTCCACTCTTGATTCTAAAATTCATGTGACTGGACTATCTATCTACCCTGATTTTGTTGACAAAAATGTCCATAAGGAGAATATAATTGTCTTCCCTCATCGTCTTGATATAGAGAAACAGCCTGAAATGTTTGATAAAATGGCAAAAGAATTAAGAAATTGGGACTTTGGTTGGAACATTGTCAAAACTAAAGACCTATGCAAAACCAAACAAGAATATTATAATCTTCTCAATACGGCAAAAATCTCTGTATCTTGTGCTTTGCAAGAAACTTGGGGAATAGCCATGATTGAGTCCGTAATGTGTGGTTGTATTCCTATAGTTCCTGACCGATTGAGTTATTATGAACTTTATCCTGGTATTTGTAAATATGATGGTACTTTGCAAGGATTGATAAAAAAGATTCGTGAGATTACCACTTATTATGAATCAATAGCCAATTCCAAAAATTTTAAGTCCTTGAAATGCTTCTTTACTTCTTTTGGGGGAAAAGCTATTAAAAAGATGGTTAATATTATGTTGGGAGAGAAATGGAAATTTGCCCATATAAAGTAAGTAGTCCTGATAATTTTAAGATTGCATGTACTAAATATTGTCCTTTATGGTTTGAACATCTTGAAATGTGTTCTCATAAAGCCCAGGCTTTGCTACTTTATGATATACACCACATAGTAGTAAAATTCGGAATTTCAAAAGGGATAATACCATCTCCTGAAGAAAAGAAGGAAGAAAAAGAGAATGAGAAAGAAGGTAGTTGATTTATATGCAATTTTACAGATTCACAAAGATGCTTCTCCAAGGGAGATAAAAGAGGCATTTCGTAAAGCTGTCAAGAAATGCCATCCTGATAATGGTGGGGATGCTCAAGAATTTCATAGGGTTCAATCCGCTTATGTGATTCTTTCTAACCCTGAAAAACGGTCATTTTATAATAAAACCGGTTGTGTCAAGGAGTCTAAAAGTGAAACACATGCCATAGTTGCTAAAATACTCATGGAGATTATTGACGGGGTTCTTATTAGTCTTAAACAAGATTTATTTACTGTAAACCTTATTAATTTAATAGTTGAAAAATTGGAGAAAGATGGTCAGGAAATTGAAGATAAACGTAAAATAATAAGAAAAAATCTTGGAGTTGTAAATCAATTAAAAAAGAGGACAACCAGAAAGGAAGAAGATTCAAATTATCCACCAGTGATGCTTCAATATTTAGAGCAGAAAAAAACAGAATTTCTTGGGGTTTTACGTCAACTAAACCAATCAATGTCATACAATAAAATAGCAATTCTTATGATAAAGGAGTATAAGTTTGATTATATAAAAATGCAACAGCATCCAATCTATGAATACCATTCTTTTTCTTTTGGAATGGATTCATCCACTACTTCTGGTAATTAACATTAATCTTTAACAAAAGGGGTTGGTCATGAGAATTAATTCAAGTTGATTTTCGAGGTACTCCTGCTTTCACTATTAACCCTTAACCCAGCTACTGACATAGACCTCCAACCCCGACTGATAAAAGCAGTTACCGCTACTGCTTATTGTTTGCCGGGAAAAATGGCGAACGGTGAGATAACCTCAGAAGCGCATGGAAAGTTAGTAAAAAGAGGTTATCAAGGCTGCATAGCTTTAAGTCGGAAGCTGGCCAAAGATTTAGGATTGAAGTCTGGAAAAGGCCAATACGATTATGCATTTGGTAGCATAATCGTAATTGATGGCGTGGGAAAATTTGTTTTCAAAGACCTGATGCCGAAAAAGTGGGACTATCACGACAATGGTTATCGTGTTGATATTTGGTTTCCCACTTTGAAAGGATGCAGGGTCTTCGGTGTAAAAAGATGCAATGTTAGGGTAGAAAAGGAAAATTAATGGCAAGGTTAAAATCTCGCAAGCCTCAGGAGATAGAGTGTTTTCTCGATTCTGGGGCGCATGGATTATATAATAAATTCATACGGTTAGCTTCTAATATTCGAGATTACAATATTACCACCACCTCAGAATTTAAAGAATACCTTGATTCGTATGCAAAATATTTAAAAGGGTTTGGACACCAATTTTCTACTTATGTTAATTTAGATGTAATCTTTAATCCTGCAAAAACTTGGGAAATGCAGAAATATCTTGAGAATGAGCATGGCCTAAAGCCCTTGCCAGTATTCCATTTCGGAGAAAATATAAATTGGCTTTACAAATACATGGATAATTATGACTATCTTGGGATAGGTGGTCTTGGGCAAGAAGTCCCCAAGACAAAATTCATCCATTATGCTGATAGAATCTTTAAAGATATTTGTGATAAAAATGGTTTCCCTAAAGTGAAAATTCATGGTTTTGCCATGACCAGTATTGATTTGATTCTTAGGTATCCTTGGTTCTCCGTTGATTCCTCTTCATGGTTAGTAAGTGAAAGATATGCTTTAATGATAGTCCCTCGAATGAGAAACGGACAATTCTTTTATGGCATTCCACCGGAAATGATTTCCGTTAGTATGCGCCACAGTAAAACTAAAAACCATATGAGTCATTTTTCGCCTATGGTTCAAAAAGCAATCCATCAATTCGCTGAAGAAGTTGGCGGATTCAAATACGGAAAATCAGAATTTTATACAATGGCGGACGACCATAAAATTAATTTCAAAAACCAAGAATATTGGGCGAATAAAGAGGATAGATTAGTAGAGAAAATAATTGAACCAGGTTTTGGTAATAGTATGCAAATCCGCAATACCATCAATACTTATTATTTTAAGAAACTGGAAGAATTTGTCTTGCTTCATCCGAGACAATTCAGGCCAGAAATGAGGAGGATAATTTAATGTTGCATCATATTAAATATGAAGAAGCCCCAAGGGTTTATCCGATAGATTGGATGCCTATTTCAAATATGCCAAATAATCCCAATGCTATTAATGCTATTGGAACTAGATTTCCTTCTGGAACTTCCATTCTTTATAGTATTGCTCACATGAAGACTGGAACAAAATTTCACCACATTAGTTTTGCTCGCTTAGATGGACAATATCCCCATTGGGATGAAATGAGAAATGAATTGCGGAAGCTTCCATGGCTTGACCAAAACAAGGCAATCTTTATGGTCATTCCCCCGGAAAAAGAATATGTCAATGTCAATCCCACTTGTCTCCATTGGTGGCAGAAGATAGATTAATGGCTAAAATCTATTATTTCCCATTTTGGAAACCTGTTGAAATGAGTAGAGAACCCTCCGAAGAAGAAAAGAAAATTATTATGGAACTAGTAACCAAGATAACTACAAATGAAGTTGTGGATAAGATTTTTTCTTGGATTCAAACATTTTCTGATGAAATTCAAATTATCTTAATGGAATCTATAGATGTCATGATAAAAAATCTGGATTCCATTTCAAAGCATCCAAATAAAGATAGGATAGTTTCTGAATTATTAAAACAAAAGGAGATGAATGATGCCTGATTTAAGAACATTATTTATGGATTGTTTTGGTCTTGTGGATAGGTTGAGCCACTACAATCGTACCAAAACCAATCCAATTTGTCCTTTCTGTGGAGCAGATTTTAATAATAATGACAATTTCCAACATGATGATGATTGTTTAGTTATTGAGGCCATCCGTCTTTTTAGCCATATGAAAGAATATCTGACAAATAATCCTGCAACCGATGAGGAGGAAGAATCATGAATATTTGTAAATCAATCTTGGATGCAGGGGTGTTAGAAATCAGGGATTTGGATGCCGGACAAGAACCTTTCCTATATAGTTCAGGGAATTGGGGTCCTGGGTATGTCATGATAAAAGGTTTGGTATCAAAACGTTCATTACTTGTTTCATTATGTAAAGAGTTATCCAATAAAATTATGAAGTTGACAAGTCCAGATTTAGTAGCAGGTAATGTTACTGGGGGAATGATACCTGGATGGCTCATCAGCACTTATTTATTTATCCCATTTGTATATGTCCGAGATACTCGAAAAAAGGGCGGACATAGAGAGCAGGTAACTGGTCTTAGCAAGGAATTAACTGGTTCTTGTTTAATAGTAGAGGAATTGGTTAATTTTGCTCAGACTACAATTAATAGTGCGGAAGTTCTCCGTAATCTTGGATTTGAAGTACCTTATGCTGCTACCATTCTTTCGTATGAGAATCCCAGAGCTATTAAATCCTTAGAAATTTTTAATTTAAACCTAATTTCCTTAATAACCCTTCCTGAACTACTTAATGAAGCTGAGATAAGTGGGAAGTTCTCAAAGAAGGCTATAAGGGATTATCGTATGTTTTTATTAAATCCCATTGATTGGCAAAGGGATAAAGGATTGGAGCCGGTGCCAAACGGAGGAACCAAATGAAACCGATGATAATGATTGCTTTAGATAATGACCCATTTTACTTTGTGGAAATTCTTGGCCGGTCGCTTACTAATATTGGTTTTAAAATCAATCTTGATTATATTTTGAAGGTTGGGATTAAACAGGCTAGTCGCTTAAAGGATTTTGGGAAACCTTTATTTGCTGATTTAAAAATGTGGAATGGAAAAAGAACAATGATGTCTATCCTTGAACAGTTGGGTGATGCTGGGTTTGAATATGCCAATGTTCATATTTTGGCTGGGCCAGAAATTCCTAAGATGAACTTTGTATATAAACAGAGGAATGACAGTTTAAAACTTCTCGGAGTAGCTTTACTTACTCATTATAATGAAAATTATGGAATAGAATTTTTTGACCGAGATACCTCTATTGAAATAGTAGATTTAATTGAAAAAGGTAATAAAATGCCTTTAGATGGTATTGTTGCCGGAGCAAATTATATGCCTTATGTTTCAAATGAGAAAATAAAAGTTACTCCAGGAATTCGTCCTTCTTGGTATGAAGATAAAAGGCATTCTAATGCAGTAACTCCAAAAAAGGCACTCGATTTAGGTTCAGATATTCTTGTGATTGGTTCTCCAATTACCAAAAATAAGAATCCACTTGAAGCTTTAAATAAAATCTGGGAGGAAATCAATGAAACAGACAGTTAAAGTCTCTGATTTAAGGGTTAAATTGTCTTTAGCTCAAGCTGCTTTGGATGATAAGGGCTTGATGGATTTTACCGGCAATGTTGTTTTCCACAATAAAAAACTCTTTACCGGAAACGATAAACTGGTGGTAATTGGACCAGCCCCTTTTGATTTTGATTTTTCAGTTAATGGTAAAGATTTAATCACAGTTCTTGAGGGTGCAGGAGAAAGTGCTGATTTTCACCTAAAAGATGGAAGTATTAAAATAAAATCAGGAAAGGTAAAAGCTAAACTGGCTTTAGCAGATGTAGAAGCTCCCCTTTCCTGGATGACTGAATCTGGTTTAGACCAATTTCCCTTTTGGTCTCCCCTTCCGAAAGACTTCATAACTGCTCTTGATTGGTGCAAATTTTCTGCCTCTAAAGACGTATCTATTAAACCCAATACCTGTTTGAAAGTAATGAATAATAAAGTTTTATCCACTGATGGTTTCAGAATCTCACGTTATATCATGGAAGAAGGTATAGGCATTACCATTCTCATTCCAAAAGAAGCTGTACCAATCATTGAGTCTTTTCCTGATGCAACTGAATTTGGAATGATTGGGAGTTCTTGGTTTTGCATTCATAATCCAGAAACTAAAATGATGTGTGGAGTTCGATTAGTTGTTGGAGATTTGCCTGATGGGATTGAAACTCTTTTTGATAAAGAAGGACAGGAAATCAAACTTCCAGAAGGGATGAAGGAATTAATCAAACGTAGTGGTAAATTCGTTGAAGGAGTGGCGGAAGAAGCAAAAGTCATTGATATTTTCATAAAAGAAGGAGAAATAAGTTGTAAAGGTATAAAGGATACAGGTTATCTTGAACAGCGAAATGATTTAGAATATCATGGACCTGAGATGGGTTTTTTGGTAATTCCCGCTTTATTTGAACAAATCCTTGATAAGATACAGACCATTATTCTATGTGAAAATTTATTGTCTTTCAAGGTGGGACCATTTCAGCATTTAATGGTTATTAATATACCCTTAAAACATATCGAAGAGGAAGATTAATGAAAATATTTTTTGCTGGTGGAGAAGGGTTGCCACGAACAAGACAAAAACAGATGTTTAGTGATGGGGTAAGATACCGTCTTGTAAGTTTTTTCACCGGACAAGGACCTTGCAATAAAGTTGTAGATTGTGCTAAGGAATGGGAGAAAGATAATGTCAGGGCTTCTAATCCACCAAATGAAAATGAACCAATTCCGTCTTAATGAATTTCAACATGAAAATCTTGTTGAAATGGATATAAACACTCAGTTCCTTTTACCTGATGCCATTGAAGGTGAAATATCAGGCGAACAGGATTTAGGAATGTGGATTCTCAAGGTTTCTCTTTCTCCTAAAATAAGTTATAAAAAAGGAACCAAATTACAAGATTTAATTAATCTCAGAGACTATGTAAGGAGAGTGGACTTATGAATCTCGTAGCGTGGAAGACAGTTCAAAGCCGTGAAAATAGACCTGATGAATTTTTTATTTCATTTGGGGGAGAGACTTTAACAACCCCTTTCTTTTTGTTTCATTGTTCTGAAAAAGAGGCAAGAGAAACCTTTGGTGATGCAATTGATAAAATCACCGGATTGAATACTATTCATCCTATTAAATTGACCTTATCTATGAGAGAGGAAGAATAATGGATGAAATTCAAAGACCTATTTCTAAAAGACAACAGGAAATGTTGCCGAAAGAAGAAAAGAAGGAGGAGCCTAACTCTTTTTCTTTAGTGCATTCCAAAACAGGCCGACAAATGGGGAAAACATCCAATATAAGTTTCGGTATACAAGCCGAAATTTTTAATGAAGCAATGACAAATGTAGGAAAAGAAATGGAAAAAGCCTCCCTTTCAGTGGATAATTTGAGTAAAGCCATGAAAAAGCTGCACTATTCAGAGAATTATGGAATGAAAAAGAAAGTTCTATTTTGTTCTGATTTTGCAACGATGGAATCCAAAATATTAGCTAGAATGAATGAGTATGCTGAAATTGGAAGTTTTTTGTCATATCAACTTGATGAGAAAGAAACCAAAAATTGCATTGGCATTGACCTTGCAAAACCCGGAAGTGAAAAGACTGTAATTGGGATAGCAATTGAAGAACTAAAAGCAGGTGATATGGTTATTGTAGATGTCAAGACAGGTAGAGTAACTAAAAAGAAATAGAGGTGGTAATGAGGGAAGAATCTTTACAAGGAAATAGAATTATCAAGGGTTTCTTCAATCTGGGTAATCCTACTCCGGTAACTGGAGAACCTAATTGCGCTGCTTGCGGTCTATATAAGAAAGTTCAGCATCCGAAAATGAATTATACAGGTGAAGGTCGATTAGAAACTTTAGCTATTGCTGAAGCACCTGGTTCTAAAGAAGATGAATTTGGAATCCAACTTATTGGTGAAACAGGACAATTTTTTCGTACCTCTTTAAATAAATTTGATATAGACCTTGACAAAGACCTTTGGAAAATCAATGCTATCAATTGCCGGCCTACAGATTCAAAAGGAAGTAATCGTCCCCCATCCTCCAAAGAGATCGAATATTGTCGTCCCATTGTTAAAGCAATAATTCAGCAATTAAAACCTAAATTTATTATTCTTGCTGGCGGTTCTGCGGTTGAATCTTTTTATGGAGATAGAAAATGGAGCGAATTTAGACCATACACTATCGGTCGTTATCGCCGTTTATGTATTCCTGACCCCGACGTTAATGCCTGGATTCTACCAATTGTTCACCCCTCTTATTTTACAAGAAATCCTGATGCTAAAGAGATATTTGTTAATGATTTACGTTGGGCAGTAAGCTGTCTGAGCTTTAAACCGCCGGTTTTCGATGATGAAAATAGCAAGATTACTGTTGTGACAAGATTCGATGATGCTGTGACCCTTCTAAAATCTTTCAAAGAAATTTCCTCCCCAAGAGCTATTGATTATGAAACAAATTCACTTAGACCTTATTGGCCTGAATGTCGTCTTTTTTCCAAAGCAGTTTCTTTTGATGGACAATCGGGATATGCTTTTCCCCATGAATATCCTGGATATTGGTCTTCAGAGCAACTTGAAACTTTGAAGCAACTTTGGATTGAATGCGTTTTAACTGGTGGTCCTCTAGTTGCTCATTCTGTTCCGATGGAAGAATCTTGGAATAAAGCAAAATTTATAGATACCTCTGATAGATGGCTTTGTGACACTCTCCTTCGTGCCCACACAATTGATACCAGAGATAATTATGTTAATTTGAATTTTCAAACCTATATCAATTTTGGTGTCTATGGATATGATACCGAAATTGCTCCTTATAAAAAAGCAAAAGGAAAATCTCATTTTAATTCCATGCACAAATTACCTTATCATAAAATAGGGAAATATAATGGCATGGATGTAATGTTCACTCGGCGGTTAGTTCCAGCCCAAAGAATGGTAGGACCATTGAAATCTGCTGATGCCTTTTTCCAAAGAGGCATAGTCAATATGGCTAAGTTAGAGAAAACAGGAATTAACATTAATATTCCATATTGTAAAGACCAACATCAAAAGTTAGAGGACAGATTAACTGGAATTGAAAAAACCATTAAAGAAATGCCTGAGTGCAAAGAATTTAAAACCAAGAAAGGCAAAGAAATTAATATTGAAGCACCGGATGATATCCGTTATGTTTTATTTGATATAATGAAATTGAAAGGAACTAAGCAAACTGCGAAAGGAACCAGATTATCCGCAGATATAGAAGTTCTACAAGGGATTAATTCTCCTTTCACTAATTTAATTATTGACCATCGTAGGGTAAAAAAGATTCAAGATTATCTCGGTAACTTTATTTTCTTGGCGGATGAAAATGGAAGGATTCATCCTTCTTTTAATTTGCACCGTGCTAAAACTTTACGTTCCTCTAGTGATACTCCTAACTTTCAAAATATTCCCAAACATGATGAGGAAGCCAAAAAAATCATCCGAACTGGTATTATTCCTTCATTAAATAGACAATTTCTTGCCACAGATTATGGTTCGATGGAAGTGAGAATCTGGTGTTGTTATACAAAAGACCCAGTTCTTACTAAATATCTTGAGAATAATCAAGATATGCATGGGGAATGGGGAGAATTTTTTAAAGTTTCCCGTTATGATGCTAAAAATGCTTTTGTCTTTCCCCTTATTTATGGTTCATATTACAAAAGTATTTATAAAGAATTTGTCAAACGTGGATATTCCCATCTTACTGAATCCAAAGTAAAGCAAGGTGAGGAAAAATTTTGGAATAAGTATCATTATTCCAAGGATTGGTTGGAAAAAATAGTTCATCATTATAATAAGACCGGTGAAGTTGAGACCATGTTCGGATTTAAGTTCACAGGTTTAATGACCAGAAATATGATTGCTAATTATCCAATTCAAAGTGCAGCATTCCATCTTCTGCTTTGGAGTCTTGATGAAATCAATAAAATTCAAACAAAAGAGAAGTGGCAATCCGATATGTGCGCCCAGATTCATGACGAAATTCTTCAGGATGCTGTCCCAGATGAACGACATTATATTGCTCAAGTTACTGAAAAAATTATGACAAAGGATACTAGAGAAAGATTTGACTGGATTCATATTCCGCTTCTTTCTGAATTTTCTTTATCTGACATTGATGGTAATTGGGCTGAAATGAAAGAACAAAGTCTTGTGGATGGTTATCTACAAGAAATTAAAAAGGCTGCATAGGATTGTAAATTAAGGAGCTAAACCTATGAGTGAGTTCTGTTGTCGCTGTGGGGATACCTTGACCATAAGTGAAGTTATCTCTGTCGGAATGTTGACTTTCTGTTCCTTATGCGCCCCCAATACAGAGGAAGAAAAAAAGAAAGTTCTGGATGATTATAACACTTTTTGCAAACGACTAACGGAATCCCAGAATATAGGAGAATAATATGAGCCTGTCCATCAAAGAAATAGTATTAAAATATTTGAAAGAAAATAATTTTGATGGTTTATTCCATTCTGATATGGATTGTGCCTGCGATATTGAAGATTTAATTCCTTGTGATGAACCTTCTGTAGCTTGTACCGCAGGTATAAAAGTACCGTGTGATTGTGAAGAAAAACATGATTATCACATTATAAGGAGGGAATCATGAGATTTTGTAAAGAAGACACATTTTATTTATTTGAAGAAGCTCCCGGAATAAAAGGGAAAGACCCTTGTAATATTCTGGCAGAATGGATAGCCATTGACACTTTAATCAATCTTTTTTCTCTCGAAATGAAAAAGAAAATGCTTAATAAATTCCGAGAAGGAAAGAAAGGTTGGGATAGTCCAGGTACCCATCCTGACGGAGGAATATTGGCATCCTTAAGAAAAGCAGTGGAAAAGAAAGATTGGATAAGTGTTGCCAATCATGCTGCAATTCTATGGAATCGCCAAGAATAAAAATGATTGTAAAACGATTATTTATCTTGGTTTTTTGTATTGCTTTAGCAATTCTTATTGCTTGGATAAGTATTCTTTGTCAACCAGACCATCGTAAACAAATGAACCCAACTGTCTATTCCTCTCCTTTTAGAGGATAAAATGGATGAGTTATGGAATGAATTATATCAGGATTATTATAAGGTTTTTGACCAATTAAGAAAAGTCAAAATTGATTCCAGACAAATATATAAAGATTATGGAAAATATGCATCTTTTCAACTTAACTCAATATGCCCTATAGTAATTAAAAGGGGAGGTCTACCTCTTGATGTATTAGCGGAAAATTTAGGATTTGAAAGTGCTGACCTATTTTATCAGCATATTGAATCCTATCAACCTAAATATAAAACAAAACGAAAATTAAAAGAAGAAAAGGAGGAATATTATGGCTGCCAGCAAGAAAACTATTGAGGAGATGACTAAGGTTGTTGTTGATTGGTCAAGGGAGAGGGGAATCCATCTTAATCATGCAATAAAACTTATGAAAAGATTGGAGCAGGTACCAGGAAGTCGGTCAGTAAAGGAAACCATATCTGCTTTAAGGACGGGTTTGGAAAAAATTGCTTCCTAAATATAATAAGGAGAATTTAATGGGTAGACCTGATGGCCCTCTCCATATAAAATATCGCCCACAATCCCTTGATGAATTTGTGGGTAATGATGAAATAATTATGTCTCTAAAATCCATTATTGCCAAACCACCTAAAGAAAGAGACCATGTCTTTCTCTTTACTGGTCCAAAAGGAAGTGGAAAAACCACTCTTGCCAGAATTCTTCGGAAAGAAATTGGCTGTCATGATATAGATTTTAAAGAACGTAATGCAGCCAATACTAGAGGAATTGATACTATTAGAGAAGATGTTTCCCAATGTGCTTATGGCCCAATGGGGAAAGGAGGAATTTCCAGAGTTTATTTTTACGATGAAGCCCATCAAATAACTTCCGCTGCTGCTGAAGCTTTATTGAAAGTAACTGAAGATGGGGCTCCCCCTCATGTTTATTTTATCTTTTCTACAACTAATCCAGAGAAATTAATTGGAACACTTAAATCCCGTTGTGCAAAATTCAATGTCAAAACCTTAAAACGAAATGAAATGATGGTTTTATTACGTTGGGTATTAAAAGAAGAACAAAAGGAAGTTTGGCCTGGTGTAGTAAGAGAGATAATCAGATATTCCGAGGGTATTCCAAGGGAAGCCTTGGTTCTTCTTAGTCAAGTTATAAATCTTTCCTCAGAGGAAGATGCTTTAGATGTGGTACAGCGTTATATGGAAGAAGGAAATATTCTTGATTTATGTAGAGCTTTAGATGGTCCTGAACCTTGGGGAATTGTATGTAAATTACTCACTTCAATTGACGAGGATGTAGAAAAAATAAGACTTGCCATCCTTGGTTATTTCAGTAAAGCTTTACTTAGTAGTGGAAGTCAACGTCATGCCCAAATCATGTATGAATTTTCTCAACCCTTTGACCGAAATGGAAAGCCAGGATTAATTTTATCCTGTTTTGCGGCAAAAACAATGAAATAATGTGATTTTTTATAACAAAAAATAGTCGTTTCATCGTATAATAATAGTGTAAAACATTAACTTTGTAAGAAGAAAGGAGAATATATGGGAGAATATTTACAAGATTTGCAAATTGACCGTTTCAGGCTTGAGGAAGAATGTGTAGACCAACCTCGCCGTTTCATGAAATGGAGTGAGGAGTTTGCAGAGGCTATCTTCAAGAGGGATAAAGCAAAACAAAACTTAAAAATTGTGTCAGCCCAAACACAACAAAAGGTTAGAATGGACCCAGAACAACATGGTTGTGTTGCAGGAGCACGAGGAGTAACTGAAGGTTCCATTCAAGCAGTTCTGGATACTCATCCTGAAATTCTTGCTGCCGAAGACAAATTGCTTGAAGCTGAAAAAAATCTGCAAATTCTTAAAGCCGCTAAAGAGGCTTTTGATGACCGGAAAAGACAATTAACTAATTTAGTTCATCTTATATTAGGCCAATATTATTCTGACCCAGGAAAATCTGCTGAATCCGAAGCAAAAAGGATTCAAGAAGAAGCCTTATCTGAAAATACAAGACTACAAAAATTAGGAGAAGGAGGAGATTAAATTGACCATCGACCGTTCCGCAATGAGAAGTTCCTTGGCAAAAAAGCAGGAGACTTCACATCAAACCAAAGATGACATGGGAAAATTTCGTGGAATCTTTCGGGAGGATATTGAAGGTCTTCAATTGTGGAAACCTGGAGAAGGTGACCACGAATTTGACATTGTTCCTTACAAGGCAGGTAAAAATGACCCTGACAAAAAAATTAAGGAAGGGGATTTTACCTATGTCTTAATCCTTTGGGTTCATCGTGGTGTTGGTCCTTCGGAAGATTCCTATGTTTGTCTGGCCAGGTCTTATGGGGAGAAATGCCCTATCTGTGAATATCAGGCCAGTTTGAAGGATACCGAAGTTGATGATGATGAAATTAAAAAACACAATCCGACTCGGCGTACCCTTTACAATGTCGTTGTTTATGACAACGAGAAAGAACGGGCAAAAGGGGTGCAGGTTTTGGATATTGCCCATTACTATTTAGAACAGGAATTACAAGTTCTGAGTAGGCCCCGGGCCAGGGGGGGAGCAGCTACCGGAGAAAAGGTTTTCTTTGCCTCTCCTGATAAAGATGGAAAATCCGTCGGTATGACTCGGGAAGGAACTCGGCGCAATACTAAATATGTGGGAATCAAATTCCTTGACCGTGATTATGTATTGGAGGATGATATTATCGAGGCTGCACGTTGCTTGGATGAAATCATTCATGTACCAACTTATCAAGAAGTTAAGGATGCTTTCTATGCAGGTATGCCTGAAGAAGCCAATTCTCCCAAAGGAGAAGGGGACATCCCTTCTGAAGATGTTCGGGGGAGGGGACGCCCCGTAACATCAGAAAAAGAAGTGTCCCCAGCCACAGAAGCACCTAAAGAAGAAGTTAAGCCTGAAGTTAAGCCTGAAGAAATTAAGCCTGCTACTGAAGGAACTCTTGTCTGTCCGGCGGGTGGAAAATTTGGCGAAGACATTGAAAAACTTGGTGCTTGCGCCAAATGTGAAAGTTGGGATGCTTGCTCTGTAGAAAATACCCGGCTTTTACAAGAGAAGCGTGCTGCCCGTACTGGTGAAGGAGGCAGGCTTCGCAGGTAAACGAATATCGGTAGAATGATTTTATTCTTGGAGGGACTTGGTTAGACAGGTCATGACTAGAACAACATCAGGAGCGGTACGGTCGAGCAGGCCTGTGGCTTAGTGAGTGTAACGTATCGCATACCACTCCGGCCAATCCTGGTCTTAGTTCCTTGTGTCCCTCCAAGGGTTTTTTGATAACATGCGCTGAAGGGTGGCGAGATCCAGGCATGGGAACACTCGGACCCTTAAGGTCAGTCGGGTAACCGGCCCACCCTTTCTTTAGCGAATATTAAGAGGTTAATTAATGTTTGAAATTGAAAAGGGGATTCCTATTCCAAGAAGAAAATATCCTTTAGATGAACTGGAAATAGGTGATTCCTTTTTTATTCCATTCAATGAAGAAAAACCAATAAATGTTCGAGCCCGCCTTTCTCCAACCATGGCTAGAATAAAAAATGCAACTGGAAAAGTTTTTGTATCTAAAAAAGCAACCAAAGATGGAAAAGAAGGTCTTCGAGTATGGAGGTCAAAATGACCACAGTCTGGTGGTTAGGAATAGGATTGGCATTGGTAATAATTGCTATTTATCAATTATTTGATGTTAAAATCCGGTATGATGGATTAGAAGATTATACAGAACAATGGAAACGATTTAAACGTGCATATCTAAGAGAAGATTCATAAAAGGAGGAAAAATGACAGAACGCTATATAATCTTAGATTGTAATTATCTTTGCCACCGAGCTTTTCATCGTCTTCAGGATTTAAGTTATGAAGAAATGAAGACTGGGGTGATTTTTGGTTTTTTCAATACCATTTTGCATGTAGCCCTTAAACTGAAAGGAAAGAATTTTATCTTTTGTTGGGATAGCAAAGAATCTTTCCGTAAGAAAGAAAATACTGCTTATAAAGCATCACGAACTGAAAGAGAAATTACACCAGAAGATAAAGAAGCCTATGACATGGCCTTCGCCCAATTTGATGAAATAAGAAATGAAATCCTACCGAAAATTGGTTTTCACAATGTTTTCATGCAAGATGGTTTAGAAGCTGATGATTTAATTGCTTGGTTGGTAAAAAACCTTGATATATCTGATAGTTACATTGTCTCCGCTGATAATGACCTCTGGCAACTTCTTGATAAAGTAAGAGGAATCTATCAAATAGACAAAAAGAAAACCCTCACAGAAATGGATTTTATTACTGAATATGGAATTTTTCCCCATCAATGGCCTGAAGTTAAAGCTATTGCTGGTGATAAAAGTGATAATATTGTCGGAGTTGAAGGGGTTGGGATAAAAACAGCTATTAAATTCCTAAAGAAGGAAAGAATTTCAAAAAAACAATTTACTTCTATTTGGGGAAATCAAAAGCTCAAAGAAGAAAATTTAAAATTAATCCTGCTCCCCCATCCAAAAACCCAAGAAATGAGTTTTAATGGTAATGATAAATTGGACATCTTCCAATTTGAAAATGTTTGTTTTCATTATGGCTTTAGGTCTTTCTTGCAAAAAGACAAATACAATGAATGGCGCAGAGCCTTTGGATTATTATGAAAAAAGAACAGGAAGTTATAAGAATTACAAAATTTAATCAACATCTTCTTGAAGAAAAGGGAATTAATATTGGAGAATGTCAATTAATTGGTATGGCCCATAAAAGGCTTCCAGCCCAATATCATTTTCGAGAAGTAACATTAACTTTTTCTACCTCTATTCATAGAGATAATGAAAAATGTTATGAGGAACATAATGGTCTTGACATTAAACGTCTACAAGAAATGGTTGATGAAAATATGCCAGGTTTATATGCCATTCCAAGAATTTATGATTTAATTCTTGTACCAAAGGAGGATAAAAAATGAAAAAGTTCATTTTATCAATTTTTATCATTGTCTTCCTGGTTTCTCCTATCCATGCCGGTAAAGGTGGCAGAGGCGGGAAACATCATGGAAAAGACGGTGAACGAGTTAAAATTTATGATGAAAATAGCAGATGGGTTGGAACTGTAGAAAATGGACGAATTTATGACCAAAATTATAGATTCAAAGGAACAATCCAAAAGGACAAATTCTATGATGAAAAATCCAACTTCAAAGGTTACATCGAAAAACAAAAGGGAAAGTAATTAATGCCCAAAGTCAATCATTTAACCCATATTTTTCAATGGGGATTCTTTCATGGAATGGCTATTGTATTTTTCACAGTAGCCGCCTATATTAAACTTTGGGACCATTATTATTTCTGGATTGGTTTTGATGCTTTTTTTGTACTTTCCACTGTTAAACTCTATCTTGTACTCAGGAAGGCCGCAATATGAGTACAAAAATTTATAATGGATACAAAATAGAAAAACTTATGTCTGCTCATGAACTTTTGAGTTTTTGCCTTGATGTGGGTAAACAGGTTCAAAATAAAATAAAAATGGAATATAAAAAAGAAAGTGCTATTTTAGCAACTCATTATATTGATGCTTTTATGTGTGGTTTTTTCCATGAAAGACCAGAACATCACTTAACCAAAAATTCACCAGTCTTAATGATGGCTCAAGATATTATTCAAGAAGAACATGAAAAAGCCCGAAAAGACCAACTGAGAGGGCATCTTTGGGATTTTTCTTTTTCTTTCTCTCTATTTCCGAAAAAAAATAAAATTTTAATTTTACTTTATACTGAAAGGGATTATCTTATTAAATTTTGGAAGGAACTCCCAAATATCCAATATTATGGATATTGGGATAATTCAGACCCTGATGAAAATATTTCAAAAAAGGAATGGAAACAAAGAGAAAAAGATTGGGAAAGTGTTTGGAAATTGGGATTTACACCAATGTGTAATTCCTTTCATTATGACCCTATAGATTATAGTGTATTATTTTATACACCTTATGATGAGATAAAAGAATATATTCCTTCATTTGAATATAGGGTTAAAAAAGAAGCTAAAAATCTTTTCTGGCAAGATACTCCCATTAAAGAAGGAAAAAGTGATGATATTTTCCGCTATATTTTTGAAATGGAACGCTATTTGAAAACTGAAGAAGGACAGAAGGAATTGGAAAAATATAAAGAAGCTGTTTCACTTTCTATTCCAAAAGAAATGACTAAAGAACTATTTGTAAATTCTTTAACAGGAGAGAGAATGAAATGGGCAGACTTATAACCCGTGACCCAGCAGAAGTAGCTAAAGAAGTAGCCGAAGCTGCTACCGGTCCTGATATTGAATTTATTAAATCCATTGCCAAATCCATCCGTTTTGATAAAGTCATAAGTACAGGTTCAACTCTCCTTGATTGTGCTATTTCGGGCAATCGAGTTTATGGAGGGGGAATCCCTGGTGGTATAGTGGTCGAAATTTTTGGCCCTTCATCACACGGTAAGACCCTCCTTGTGGTTGAAATTTGTTCTTCAGCAGAAGCAAAAGGTGGTTTAATAGAATTTGACGATCCAGAAGGACGTCTTGATAAAGAATATGCAAGACTTACCAATAATCTTGACCTATCAACAAAAAACAAATACCGACGTAGTAAGACCGTCGAAGATATTTTTGAACGTGTTGAAGAATGGGAGGAAGAAGAAGGTTCTGGGGAGATTGATGTATTGGCGGTTGATTCTCTTGCAGCCCTTTCTACTAATATAGAAATGGAAGATGAAGATAAAAGGGGACAGATGAAGGCTAAAAAAATGTCTGAATCCCTTCGTAAAAATGCCTTGAGACTTGCTGAAAAAAGAAGGTTGCTTGTTTGCACCAATCAAATAAGACAAGGTTCTACTCCACAAGGATTGCCTAAAGAAGTGGTCCCTGGCGGTGAAGCATTTCCTTTCTATGCTTCTTTACGCATTAGAATTGGTCCCCCAGGTCCTGGAAGAGGAAAATTTAAACTTGAAGAGGAAATTAAACTTGAAAGAGGGAAAGCCCAGAAAGTTGTGGGCATTCATCCTTATGCTTATATCTTGAAAAATTCTTGTGATGACCCTTATCGGGAAGTTCCTCTTTATATTATCTTCGGATACGGAATTGATGACGTCCGGGCTAACCTTCAATGGACAAAAGATATTAAAGGGGAGACAACTTATGATTGCATAAATAAAGATATTGTTTCCATAAAGAAAGCTATTGAATATATTGAGGAAAATAAGCTCCAGGCAGAACTTCGGAAAAGAACCATAGATTTATGGATGGAAATTGAGGCAAAATTCAAACAAACAAGGGTTCCTAAGGTACGATTCTAATGCGTAAACATTTTCTCGGTCTTTCTTTTTGGAAATATGGTCAAAAACCAGAAAATAAACCAATTTCCAAAGGACATATTATAGAAGGAAAGCTTTCTGCTTGTGTTTTTAAGGGTAATCTTGCCCAACTTTCCCTCTATAGAAAACTTGGGGATTTCGGGGAACGCCAATTTTCTACTGTTATCCTCTCTAAAGATGAGTTGGCGGATTATATCAGAATGCTTCAATATACCCATGCCAAAATGGAGTAAATTATGAAATTCTATTGTGGAAGTATTTTACAATTAAAAGAGAAACCTTTCCCAAAAGCATATCAAGAAGAACTTGATTTTATCCAGTTTTGGCCTACTCATGACCTTGAGAGAAATCCAACTTTGAAACAAACATGGGAAGAAAAAGGAATTAATCATAGACAAGTGAAGATTGATGGAAAATCATTTTCCTCCAGAGTAATGAAAATTACTGGTTGGTTCATTGATTTTAATACTCTGGATGAATTACTTGCCTTTTGTAATGGGAGACCCCATAAGAAAATTGTTATTGAGCAAAGTAATAATTTAAGTGGCGGTTATGCCATTTATCAAACTAAGGATTAAATCATGGGAAGATTAAGACGTAATATCCATCAAATAAATGCTGAACCAAAAGAAGAAGGGCCAAAAAGAAAAAGCCATGGGCCAAGGAAAGGCGGAAGTTTTGAACGTGAAATTTGCAAATCCCTATCCTATTGGTGGTCTAATGAAGAAAGAGATGATATATTTTGGAGAACTGCTGGCTCTGGAGCTAGAGCCACAGTAAGAAGTAAAAAAGGCAAAGATACTGCTAATTCTTCCGGAGATATATCAGCACTTGACCCAATTGGCGAGCCCTTTATCCAATTCTTTTTCTCAGAAATAAAGAGAGGGTATCCTAAGGGTTTTGATTTAATTGGAATGTTGGATAGGCACAAATCCTATAATACTCCACAACAAAAGAAAAATACTATCTACGGTTGGTGGGAGAAACTATTAAAAGAATCAAAAGAAACGAAAAGACGCCCTTTATTAATTTTCAAACGGGATAAAGGAGCAGATTGTATTTGCATTGATGGTTTTTTATTCTTTGAGTTTCAAGCTCATTTTGGTTTTTTTCCTACTGAGAAAGTTATCCACTACAAATTTGGAATATATGATTTTGTTATGATAACCTTATCTGCTTTTTATAATTGGATTCATCCCGATGGGATAAAGGAGTTAATAGCTAATGGGCAGAATCAGGTCCCAGAATTATGATTTTTTATATCTAGCGGATTTGCAGTTGGGAGAACGTAAAGAATTTAATGTTCCAACTGATAAAGGATTAAACTCCCGACTTTTAGAAGGAATTGATATTATTGACCAAGTGGGGGAAATAGCAAGAAAATATAATATAAAAATGGTCTTTCTATTTGGTGATGTCTTTGAACTTAAAGACAGAATTCCAGCTAGAATCATGATACTTTTTGCCGAAGCTATCGCAAAATATCCTTGTCCTTTGACTATTTTGAAAGGAAACCATGATTTTGCTGAAGATGATTATCC